CACCAATTGAGGCGGTCCACTTTTAGGCTTTTGGATCTTATGCAGTTCAACGAGCATAGGAACTGTTGAGTCTCTTACGGTTATACAACGTTCGAGAGGAAGCAACTTGAGCATTCTTTGTACGTCAGTGGTTACAAGTTGGAAGTCTCCTGTAGTGAAATATCGCTCAGTCCATACCAGACTATCATACCGCTCAATAAGTTCTGCTGGCTGATAGTTTGCATCAAGCGTAAGAAGTTCCATTAGATCCCCCAGTATGCAGAGGTGTACTTCAAATACTTAATGCTAGCCACAAAAGCGTTCCAGTCTCCATCCTCATAAACACGCATTACGTTATCGGCTGAGTGTAACTCCAACCACTGAGAGGTGGGCAGCATATGAGAAATAATAGGCGTAGAGACATACTCCCAGTAATCGTTGTTGTTGCCTGGAGCCATGGCCTCAGTGGTTCCACCACCGATGTCGTAACTTACGCACTTCCATACGCCTGCCCCATAGAAAACAAAGAAGTCTGCGCCATAAGCATCAGGCGGGTTCCATTCACTTGGTACATCCGTTAGTACAGAACCTTTAGTCAGACTGATAGATCGTTGTCCACGAATAGTGTTGATGATGATAATGTCACCAACTTCATAATTTACACCAGACGGATGTTCCAACTGCATTACTTTCCCATTGTTAGACAATGTGATCTTGTCAGTCGGGGTCGTGACGTAGATACGAACGATGAACCCGGTCTCAGCACTTCCTTGATAAGTGAATGGAACATTAACCCAATTGGTGCCTTCAAGAATTGTGGGTTCTTCATCCCGCAAGTATGGGTCTGGACAGATCATAGAAATTTGACACATCGTGTCTGAAGAAAAGATGTCAGATTCGAACTTCTCACAGTATCCCGTTAGGTAGATCTTACGATTCTTCTCATCATGCAACATAAGTTTAAGATAGTCACCATCCACTTGCGGGTCGATGAATGCCTTATACAGTTTCTCGCGAAGCGTTTGAACGGTTTCACCAAGGGCCGGGTTAGGGTTCAGGTTGATCGTGAACACGACATTCCTGCTCCCTACCCGACGCCCCTGGTAAATTCCACCGTCTTGGGAGTAGTCTCCAATGAAGAGACTCCTATCCGGAGGGTTCAGCCCGGTAACCTTCTGAATTAGAAGGCTGTTCTTCGGCGTGACACCGAGAATAGGCATTTCGAATGCAGTTTCAATATCACTCATCACGTCGATCTGCGTAAGCACGGGCGTCTCCTCTCTTTTTAAGGGGTGTTTACTCCCATTACTCCCATTTTGACAGCTACTGTCGACAACAAGTTCTTAGTCTGTCGATAGATCTCAGTGTCAGTAAGAGACTCTGGTGAACTGTTGTTCTGGACAAACTGGTAGATTGGTGTCTTGGCCCCTGCTGCCTCCTCGGCTTGTTGCAGTGACTTGGTGTAGCGATCAATAGCAGACGCTGCATCCTCCATAGCACTCCGAGATAGTTGGAGACTAGTATCCCCACTGCTAGACGAACTACTTCCAGTGAGACTCTTTGCATCTTCTTGCTCTTGCTTCGCTTGATCAGCAGCATCCTTTGCTTCTTGAGCAAGTCGTTCGGCCCTGTCAATAAGACGTTGTGCCTTAGCAGCGTCCTTCTTAGCCAACTTTCTGGCTATCTTGAGTAGGTCTTCGGCTTGCTTCTGTTTGAGATCGGCTTTCTTTTGATTCGCTTCGGCACGTTGTTGAAGAATCGCCGCTTTTTGAGCGTCTGTTGCCGACTCAAACGTCTTTTCATCCGCTGTTGCTTGTTCTTCTGCTTTTTGCGTATCTCTGATCGACTTGATCCGATCCTTCACACTTTGGGCGTAATGATCGGAAGCAGCCTTTTGAGCCTTCTTCGACTTGTCAGCAAGCGCCTTAGCTGCCTTTGCGTCTGCTCTTGCCGCCTTGAGCATGTCGTCCCGCTCTTTACCACGCAGTTTCTTAGCCGCTAGGGCCTCTGCATTGGCAAGAGCGAGAGCCTTTACTGCTCTATCAGAAAGCGCCGTTGCTCTGGCTGTAAGGATGTCTCCCTTGCCCTGTTGATCGGCTGAAGCGAACTCCTTAGCACTAGTAACACGTCCTGCAGCAGCATCGGCCTTCTTCTGAGCAGCAGTCGCAGCCTTTGCTTGCTTATCTGCTATCTTACGTGCGTACGCAGCAGCCTTTTCCATTGCCTTGTTCTTCGGGTTCTGCTTGGCAAGCCTTTCGGCTTCCTTAGCAAATTGATCAGCAATTTTAGCCTTTGCTCCGGCTCTGTCAGCAGCGATCTGCTTCTTAGCAGCTTCCTTCTGGAACTTAGCAATAGCCTTACTACCCGCTGCAATTACTGCGTTAGCAAAGGCAACAGTTGCACCAACTGCTGTCTCGATACTAGAAGAGATACCATTAGCCAGACCCTGTACGATCATTTGGCCCCAGTAGTAAGAGAGTTTAGATGGTGAGCCCATGACTAAGCCAAGAGTAAAGCCACCCACTATCCCTTTAACAACATTCTTAATAGCATCGAAGAGACCATCAAGGTTTTCTTTCTTGACAAGACCAAGAGTTAAACCTTCAATAATATAACCAGCAATATCCTTACCAGTAGTGACAAACTCCTCGTGGTTGTTTTTAAGCCAGTTATTAACACGTTGTAGGAATCTAAGCATAGTATCGCCTGCTGCTTTAACAATCTTCCACATCGACTGACCTATGCCCTCAATGAAGTTAACAATAATATCAGTACCGGCCTTGACTACTTCTTTGATCCTCTTTGCAATGCCGGCTAGGAATGAAATAATAATTTGCATTCCAGTATCGACAAATTCAGGAACAAGATCGCGAATAGCTTTCAAAGCAACCTTGACTATTACCGTAAAGGCCTTGCCAATCTTCGGAGCATTAGTTATAATTACTTCAATAATAGCCCCAAGTATAGCATTAAACAGTTCCACGATCTTAGGCATGGCCTTAATGATAGTGTCAAGAATAGAATTGAAGATTATAAGAAATGCCTTGCTCAACTCCGGTGCCGCTGCCGCAATAGTCTTAATGAACATGACGAATGCAGTCGCCAACTGCACAGCAAGTTGTGGCAGAATCGCCATGAAGGCTGTGAAGCCAGCAATAAGCACACCAACACCAGCAAGACCAACCGCAGCAAATATAGCGAAGGCAGTCGCAGCAGCCATTAGACCTAGACCAAGCAAAGCCACACCGGCACCGATTGCTATGAAGGTAGCACCTAGAATAGCAAGACCAGGAGCTACCAATTGAGCACCAAATGCGGCTGCCAGTAGGATACCTAGAGCAAGAGCCAGTCCAAGTAGGCCCTTAGCAAGTTCTCCTCCACTTAATTGACCCATAGCACCAACAGCAGAAGCAAGGATAAGCATAGCAGTTGCCATAAGAAGGATTGATTGTGCAGAAACTATAACAGTTGGTCCCATAGCAGTAACGAAACCCAAAGCCAAAACCATTCCATAAAGAGCAACTCCCATGGCTGCAAGACTTACTGCAATTTGCATAACACCCAGTTGTGCAAGCACATACATAGCACCAGCAAATACGGCCATAGCACTAGACACGATAAGAAGAGCAGCAGCAGCAACAGTAATACCTGGACCTAATGGCGTAAGCATTTGTAGCGAACCTATAAACATGTTCAATCCTAAAGCCATAGCACCAAGAGATGTAGCTATTTGATCAAGATTCAATTGACCAATTATATACATCGCCGTAGCCAATGCGTTCATAGCCACAGCCATGATAAGGATCGCTGAAGCAGCATAAGGTAGACCGGTTCCAAGACCAGTCATACTTTGAAGGGCAGTAACCATAATAGCTAGTGCAATTGCCATACCTCCAAGGCCTTGAGCAAGAACGTCCAAAGGCAAAGCCCCAAGAGCAGCGATTGCGATAGTCACGGTAAGTACTGCTCCAGCAAGCAACTGAATACTAAAAGCCATAGATACTAGACTTTCAGGATTGACCTTACTCAGAGTAGCCAGAGAAGTAACCATCAAAGCCATTACTGCAGCCAGACCACCAATACCTCTAGTAAGTTTTTCTGGTCCAATCAATGATAGAAGAACAAGAGCTCCTGCCAGAATACCAACAGAAATAGCAATGTCCATAATCATTTTAACTTTAAGTTCTTGTTGCCAGGTCTTCAATGTAGAGAAAAGTTGTTGGAATGGCGCTCTAACATCATCGGCAAAACCCTTAAAGTTGCTAGCAATGCTATTCAATGTTTTAACAAACCGAGTAACCATAATCAACAAACCACCAGTAAGAATGGCATTGAACATAACAGTCCAGTCGATGGCATCCATGCCGCCAAAGAGAGTCTTAAGACCGTTCATGACAGCCTTACCAATATATGCCATGACTTGGCCGATTGCTTTAAGAGCACCGATGATGCCTTGTACGATGCCTTGTACGATCGCTGTACCAACTGGGATCAATGCCGCTGCTGGTGAGTTGATGCCAAGAACGCCCTTGATCCAGTCGACAATCGATGTAGCTATGTTCTCAACTGCAGACTTAAGTGCAGAAATATCGAAACCTTGTAGAATGCCATTGATAAGGCCTTGTGCAATCTCAGCACCCTTTGAGGCCAATGTACCAGCCTTTGTGGCTAGTTGACCAAATAGATCTAGAAGTGGGGATAGGGCTTGGAACACAACTCCAGCGATTGATGCAAGTTGCTTGAAGACACCAAAGACAATAGTGATAATTGGAGTAAATATGCTCAGACCATCTGTGATCTTCACGAGCCACTCAGTAAAGACATAGAACCCATGTGTCAACTTGTATAGGGCACTTCCTGCTTGATCGGTAGTCGGAGAGAGAGCTCTGAATGCGGCAATAAAAGGCTCAATAAGGTTGCCGAGAGCTGCAAAGATGTTACCGAAGCCGTCCCAAAGCTCTTGATAACCACCAAGTTTACGCCAACCTTCGAGCATATTGTTGACACCAGCGAAGATGTTAGCTACTGTATCTGTAATGCTCGTACTAACACCAGTCCACAACTTCGTTGCTTGAGTGAAGTTACCAAAGAGATTCTCAAAGACCTTAGCCCAACCCGAACCAATGGACTCCTTGACTACATCGATAAGTTGGGTAAATGTCTTAACCTTAGTTGCTGACTCAATGGCTGCTTGTGAAATCTTGTTTAGTTCTTTTGCAGCGTCTGTGGTGTATCCCATCTTCTCAAGTTGCTTAACAGTATAAGCTACTGTATCTCCAGCCTCATTAGTTGTACCAGCAAAAACCTTCATAGTCTTAGTAAAGGTCTTAGTCGTCAACCATCCAGCTGTTAGAGAGGTACGGAAGTCACCGTACTGTGCAATGGCAGCATCCATTGCTGCGCCATTATCACCTAATGTACGGTTTGTAGCCATCAAAGCATTACGAATGTTCTCGCCACCCATACCAGCATTTGCTAGCGAGTTCCAGTCCATCAATCGAATTACGCCGGTTCCTAGAGCTTGGCTCATCTGATACATAGCAGTGTTCAGTTGTTGGACATTTGAACCAGACAGAGCAGCAGCGTTAGCCAAACCCTTAATAGCGCTAGTTGCTGGTGCTAGTTCAACACCAGCAGCTGTGAACTTACCAATAGCACTAGCCATTTCACTGAAGCTATAGATCGTTCGGTCTGAATACGCATTAAGTTCATCCAAGTACTTGCCGACTTCTGGTATCTTTGCTCCTGTGTTAGCCATAATCGTCTGAATAGAATTAAGGTTAGTCTCGTACTCTTTAAATCCAGCGATAAGAGGGTCAAGTGTCATGCTCTTGACTAGAGACAATCCAGCATTAACTGCCTTATTAACGATCGTAGCAAGAGCAGTGACGCCAGCAACCTGCAATGCAGAGAACTTAGCACTAATGCCATCGACGTTCGCACCCATAGTGGTAAGGCCTGTACTACTACCCATACCGCCAATCGTCTGCTCAAGAGTCTGAAGAGACCTCATGGAGTCGGAGGCTCCCGTTTGGAATTGCGAGTTATTAAACTGTAGATTGACAATGCGATCATCAACACTACTCATGCGGCAGTCACCCTCCTCCATACTTCTTCAGAAATCGCTTCAAATATAGGTCGAATTGCTGGATTAATGTAATCAAGACCGGTGATATAGGCCCCAGTACCTGTGCCGTGTCCATACTGCAGAAGGACAGCTACTGGAGGACCGCCTTCTCGATTGGAGTTCGTCCAAGAAATCGTAATTCTAGAAGCATCAGTTGTAATCTCATAGCCCCAAGAAGAAGCTGTGAGACCAGTATCAACTGGTGTTTGGCCGGCTAATGCATTAACGCCTTGCTGGGCAAGAGTTTCTAGACCTCTCAACAAATCTCCAGCTTGCATTTTTTGAAGGAATGCCTGTGTTTTAATAGTTGATCCACTAGCCGTGAATGAAATCGGAGAAGATGCCACAGTTACTCCTTAATAATTATCCTACCCGTCTGATAGTAATGAGAGTACGACCGCCAGCACTTCCAAGAAGATTAAGCGCTATACCACTAGCCTGATACGCAATAACCTTAATATAATCTCCTTGAGTGAGGGGCTCTGCAAGAACAGAAACGTTTTGTTGGAATGGAAACCCAAATCCAGGTAACTCAACTTTTTTATTCAAGCTAATACCTTGACTGGAGTCGGTAGATGCATCATTCAATTTAATATCTACTGAACGACGTCCAGTACCATTGCCTTCCCATGGAATAATCACTTGAATATCATAAAAACCAGTAGCAGGAATAGTAAAAACTGTCCCACTGGTCTTATACGCATCTGTGTCATAAACAGAAGCTGCACTAAAGTCTACTAGTCTATTTGTTGTATCTGGAACGTTTTGAGTTGCTGTACGCTCTCCTCGAACTCCGGAGAATGGAAAGACTTTGCCTCCACCAGCAGCATTAGCATGGCTATGTTGCGCATTCACAAACGAAGCGATAATTGGGGTGATCAGCGTCTTGCCTGAGAGGGACTGTGCATTAGTAGTCCCAACAACCGCACCAGTTGCACCGTGTGCCGCTGCAAGTGCAGCATGCGCAGTGAGTGGACCAGAGACACTTCCAGCATTTAGTGTTGCACCGTTTTCAAACGTAAGCATCAGGTCACCATTGCCATTAATAATAGCGGAGACAACGGTCTTTCCTTCGATGCGTCTAGCCTCTGCAACTGTAATACCATCTACGGTTGCCATCGTTGCTCCTTTCTAAGGCGTTGAGCTGATGGTATAGGTGCCATCGCCATGGAGAACTGCATTGACGTTATCAATCTGGAACACTTCATCACCAATCAAATAAATGTTATGGTAAGAGCCTTCGGCCTGCCATGTCCCATCGCCATTGTCAGTAATGATGATTGTCTCGCCGAAACTAAGCAAGTCAAATATGATTTGGGGGTTTGGCATTCTGGGGGCAACTTGAGCAGTGCCGTAGAGAAGATCTTCGATCTCTCCTAGTCGTTCCGCATCCATATGCCTTGTATCGATAGTAATATGAGCAGTTGGACGATACCCGGTTACATTAACTGGTACTGCTTGAATGCCCCAAGAGAACTCGACCGGGTTGATATCGCTCCCGATCGTGCCATAAGTCTTGGCCGAAGGCACAACTGTAGCATTGTAGATCAGATGAATTTTGTATCCAGCATCAGACCCCCGGAGCGAATCAGCAATTCTGGTTCGATAAGAAAGGTCAAATGAGTCGCCCATCTGAGAATCCAAGTACATACCGTCAGCAACCTCTAGTTCTCCAACGATTGCAGAGAAAGCATCAGGATAGGTGTATGCATTGAGAGTAGCCTTGAATTCCTTGGGCTTGGGCAGGTAGAGGAAGGGACGACCGTCTACATAGTATTCAGCCGTGCCCTCACCCCCCTCTTCTTCGACTGAGGTCAAACCATTCCAAACAACGGCACTACCGTTCTTTGGATATAGTACGCCTCGGTCAAGTCCTGCTTCAATTTGTCGTTCTTCAATGCGACCCCACTGCAGTTGTCCTGTATCGGGCGCGGGTTCTTCACCACCATCGATACCGGTCCCGGGGAACGTGTTAGCGCCGGGGTATAGAGTATTAGAAGGATAAGCCATTTAAACCCCTTTTCTACGCTAATTTTAAAGTGGCCATGCCGCATTCATTGCTGCGACCCATTCATCTTTCCATGCATTGTTTCTGTTTGGCCAACTATTAGGCGGACCCGAGGCTGGCCAGTCACTAGGACGAGTACCACCATTGAATTGGTTGTATGTAGCCCAGTTTTGAAGCGCAACACGAGTGCTGATCTGACCTGCTCCTGGAACGGGTTCATCGGAAAGGATGTTCTGAGGGAAGTCACCAGCCTTTTGTTGGTCCCACCAGCACATATCAGTCATCTCAAGATCATAATGCTTTGCCATTACACCTAATGATGCCATCAGACCATGAACAGCCCAATATGGACGAATGGACTGGCTCAATGGAAAGTCACCAGTACCGACCTCCCAACAAGCAATCTTCAATGGGTGGAATGAAGTAATATTTGTGTTGAATGCTGGGTCTTGAGCCTCATAAGTACGTCGGAAACAACGAGCTAAAAATCCTCGAGCATTTCTAGTTGGAAATTCAGCAAGAGCCGAATTATTTGATAACTCATAGTCAAATGACGGCCACTCCAATGTTGGAGCAGCATTAGTGCTTTGACGACCTGGTGGATACATTGACCAGGCTACTCCATCG